TTTGACACCAGCCATCCTAATTTGGAGGCGGCGGCGGAACACTCTTTACAGTGACTGAGGAACCTCAAGTAAGTCTGACAGTTATTACAAAAATAGATATCTCCTTTTTCTACCATGATAATAACTCTTCAGCTGGAATTAAATTAAAAAGTATAGGCGTAGCCTTATCTTTTTCATTGTTAAGTTCATTGTTATATTCATTGTTAGATTCTATCTGGGAGCACCCTGCTTGCTCTGGTATATTACAGGTATACTCTGAGGAATTATTGAATCGCTGTTCTGAGGTAATAAATCCTCTATCTACTAATACTCTTTTAGCCTTGACTATGCTACTTACCGCCAGCCCTGTTTCTCGTGCTAGGGTCTTATTTGATGGGTAAGCAGGACCTTGATATTTCCAGTTATAGTGGTATGATATAGCAAGGGCTACAAGTTTCTGTGGTGCTGTTAGATCTGATGCGAATACTGCATCTCTATAATCATGATAATCCATGTTATCCCCTTTCTGGTGAGATAACTTAATTATACAATGCTATATTTCTTATGTCAAGATACTAATCTGTCTATTTTTTCTTCAAGTCTAGTAATTTGATCTTTGATCGATGAGCCTGAATTAGGCTTAAGTTCTGATAAGTATTGTTTAACTAAGGACTTTATTCTTATTTCCAGCCCAACTATTAGGGCAAGAATAGTAGATATGAGTGCCAATACTTGCGTAGCATCCATTAAATATTACCCTTAGTCTGAACTAGACGATATTTATATCCATCTTGAATTCCTCTTGGACCTAGATATGGAGCTGACATTGTTACTTTCCATTCACCGCCGCCCTGATACATCAGAGCACCAGTTGAATCTAAAATGTTTGTAATTAATCCATCAATCTGTAGAATAGTTCTAGACTGAATAAATACAGATCCTAAATCAGTTCCTGTAACAGTTGTTGCACCACCAAGAGCCAAATCGCTTGTCATAGACAAAGTAATTTTCTGTGCTACTTTTGTATAAATCTTAGAAGTTACAGTTCCATCTGCTGAGGTTACGCCAGTATAACCATAGTAATCGGCTACAAACGGAAACTTCCTAGTGGTATTAAATTTCATTACATTGTTCTCCAGTCAATCTTACGATTCCATTGGAAAATCTTTCCAGTCTTTACTGAACGTGATCTATTAAATGAAAGTCCACGAGATGCTAAAACTGCTAATGGTGCTATAAATGGAGCACTGTAGTTGCCATCAAAATTTTGTGCTGAGTCGCCAGAGCCAGATGATGTAACTGCAATTTGGCTATAAACCATGTCTTCATTGTCAAGCATATAAACTGATTGATAGGCAGTCATTTTATCAAGAACTATTAAGTCGTTTGGATTTTCAATATCCATTTCATTGCGACCAATATAGACCTCTATTAAAGCTTGCGCTCTTTTAATTAATGCAAGTTCGACAGTCTTGTTTGTATATTCTAATACGTTATTAACGGTTGTAAACATTACCTTTTTGTGTCCTTCCCAACTCTTTTACTCTTATAGGATGAGTTGTTGTAAAATCCAACTTTCCTGTTCCACTGAGTTTAACTTGCAATAAATAATCGCCAGCTAATTCAAATAAGCTATGAGTAGTTGGCCAAACAAAAACTAGTTTACCAACTTCCTTGCCTGCTGTATTTAATGTAGATCCAGCTAGATCTACGAATTCATTATTACTTCCAACTAAAACAAGTTCTATTGCACTATAACCAGAGAGATTCATTGCTGTACCGTCCTGATTATTTATTTGAATAGAAAGAGGTTTTGCGGGAATTTGATCTTTCCAGTATTGACTAATCATTTGATTACGTCCTCTCTTATATATAGTATTGGGTCTTCATGCATTACATAAAGCACCACTTGATCGACTTGATGACTTGATACCACAACGTTCTGTGGCATAAATGCTGTTGTAGTTCCTGGTGTTGCAAAGTATGGTCTTACAGCGGCATTAATCTTAGCTTCTGCAAACATAGGCAGAGAAACAATTCCAACTACGCCAGCTCTATAAGTTGTTTCATTAATTGTAGCAGAGGCAAGGGAAGCCTGTACCCGAATTACTGCATCTTTATCAGCCAATCCTACTGCATTTACTGAGTCAGCCGTAGCTGTCATTGCAACTGGATTAACAAATGTTCCAAGGTATGATGCCTTTTCTGATAACCAGAAGAAACCACGGCTAATCATTCCTATTGTACGAACAGTATTTATTTCATTTATATATGACTGACTTACAGAGAATCCTGGTGCTGTTCCAGTAGAGGCATCTACTCCACCTTTTCTGCCTTTAGCAGTAAGAGTTTTTCTTTTAGTAATAAGTTTTCCACTTGAACCAGTATAAACTTTTTCTGAAAATCCTATACCGTAACTCTTAGAACCAGCAATAACATTTGATCCATTTAAATCCCAATATTTAAAAGCATTATATTCTGCTTGTGTAATTGTGCCTGCCGCAAGTTTTCTATCTATGTTATTTGGAAGGGTTTTAAAGTATACTCTTTCTTCATCAGAAATAACGCCGTCGGTAAATGCCTTGTCAATCCAATAGTCAGTTATTAATTCAACAGTAACTTCTTCATTTTGTGCAGATGGCAATTCTGTAAAGTTAACAAATATCTTACCAAGACATTTAGTACCATTTAAAGTATCTCCTGGCTGTACTGCTATTGTAGTTGCATATGATGCAAATGGGTTTGCTGCATCTGTTATTATCTTTTTATTTGTAGCAGCAAATGTTGTTACAGCCTTACCGCCCTTTATAGAAGATAAAGGAACGGCTTGCATAAATGGAGTTGAGTCAAATATAAATTCATCTCCAACAGTTAAACCATTAGGCTTTTCTACAAGGTGTATCCACGTTCTTTCTGGTTCAATAAACGATCTGCTGTCTAAAGGCTTATAAACTATTTTTTCTGTTAAAATATAACCAGGTTCATCTGTTAATCCTGTTATTAAATTAGCAACCCTATGTCTATTATTTTTATAAAGGTCATCAAAATATCCATTATCATATGCAGCATCTGTTCTATTATAAGAATGTAAATCTCCGTATGGTGTTGCGTCACTAAGATAATCAACATTATCATCAAGATCAGTTACGGTTTCAACACGATCAACAATTCCAAGATCAATTGCAAGTTGAGGATTTGTTACATATAGTGATAGTCCAGTATCTACAGCTGCACGTAATGAGTCAATAAACTTTTTAAATATTGCTTCTTCTCTAATACCAAAGTATCTATCAACAAATTGTGTTGTGCTGTATGAATCTCTTTCCGCCCCTTGTTCTGGGTAGTTTCTAAAGCAAATCATATCAAAGCTAGATAGATCTTCAATATCATTAATTAAATCAATGTATCTTGTATCATCTATATCGTCTCTAAATCCCTCAGATGTTTCATATGAAGTTTGCTTTTTACCAGTATATGGATCTATGTAGGTATTCATGAAAGCGTTTTTATATGAAGATGGCTTTACAATCTTGCTTGTATACTGTCCAGTAACATCTACTGGGAAAATATCCCAGTCATAAAATTCAGCTCTTCCTTCCCAAGTTGATAATTGGAAGAATGTATCTACGTCAAATATACCTTCTTTACCTTGATCAAACTCAGTTGTTCTCTGATTAGAAAGGCTTAGGCCTGTAAGATTTCCTCTAGAATATGTACTTGAAATACCGTCGTTATCAGGTCCTCTTGTTGACCAGAAGTAAAGCATTAATGCACGAGCACGATTTCCACGTCCCTTATTGTCAGGAGTCATTGTAGCTTCTACAGTCATTGCACCAACTTCAATTGGTGTTGATTGTGAATAAGCCAAATAGTTTAATCCAATATCAGTTTGTGATAAGAATGAGGCTGGGTCATATGACCATACAGATGTTTGGAAATCAGACTGATGATTAACCATGTCTGAGTTCTTACCCATGATATAAGGTCTTACTCTTGCGCCATTGCCGCTGCCAATTACAGATGATGCTGAAAGTACTTGTCTATCAAGTTCTCCATCAATCCAGAACTGAGTACGATAATCGCCTTCATAATCCCATTGAACAACTATGTGATGCCATTGTCCGTCATTGATTATCTTATTTCCAAGCATGTAATTATTTACGCCACGATTTGTTGGATGAATATTTTCTGCAGTGTCTGATGTCATAGCAAATAGTTTTCCGTTAAATAATCCTATGCTTCCAAATGTAGATTGGGATGTGTATGTGTTATTCTTACGACCATAAGCAATAATTTGATTGCCCTTAGTTGCTTTAAATGTAAATTCTAATGAGTACCTGCGGTCAGCAATATATGAAGTTTCTGGATAAGCAAACTCAATATTATTTATTCTGGCAGCTTCACGATTTTTATCATCAAAGAATCCTCTTGATAAAGTAGGAGTTGGAGTCAATGCAACGTTTCCGCTAGCCCTTAGTTCAGTTTTTGATGTATTTTCTGCAACGATATTGCCGTTTGAGTCATAAATATATTGTTCAGATCTTGCAAAGATATATTCTGGTAAATTGCTAGTTAGATATCTTCCAGAGGCAACAGTTATATTTTGGCTTATACCACTAAAGAATTTTAGATAAGATTTAACTGGAGTTAAATTCTCTTGATTTGGAAGATTTGTAGTTCTATAAGGTGGCTCTTCTATTATGTTTGAGTGTTGTGTATAAAGTCTTACATAATATGGATCATCAGTTAATAATACATATGCTGGTGGAGTTGGTATAAATGCTTTTGCAGTTAATGCTTGAGGCTTTACAAGCCCACCTCTAGTTGAAGATATGGCTGGTTGCACCATTTCGGCTGGATTTGCAATAGCAGGAGAGGCATTCCATCTTCCAGGAATTCTTGCATATGCTTCTGGGAATGATGCTGATGCAAGCATATGAAGAGCACCCTTATTTGCACCCGCAATAACTACTGGATTTTCTCCTTGTGCTGCTGCTGTCATTGGTGCTGCTGAATAATTGACATTCCGTGTGACAGCAAAGTTAGGCATTGCTAATAATGCAGTTGCTGTTACTGGTGTAGGTAATATATTAATTGTATCTTGCTGTGTTGGATTTACTAATAATGCTGTTGCATATCCTACACCTGGATTAATTACTGGGCCAAATCCAAGAGAAGTAGTTGGCTGAACCATTAATGCTGTGGCAGTTGTATCTTGAACTAAAGCAATCTTTTGATAAATATCAAATGCTTCTTGTGCTGTAAATGCAGAATTAAATACTGCAAGCTCATCTAAAGTTACATCTCTTGATCCTGAAGCTGGAATTAATCCTGGTAATCCTCCAATTGCTAATTGTCCAGCATCTGTTAAAGTACTATTGCTTGCGGCACTAGTTACTATTTGTACTCCATCTATATAAAGCTTTAAATTTGATCCATCTTTAGTTCCAACAATCATATGATAATTGCCATCTGCATAAGATGTTGATGTAGTTACAAAATCATTGTAGTTATCATCCTGAATTCTTAAACGAACAGTTCCATTTGCTAGCTGCTGTATTAATAATCCAGCACCAGTGGTTCCGCCAAACGATGCTGTAGAGAATAAACCTGAAGCATTTCCTGAATTAAACTTTGTATAAACTACAATTGTTTGTTGATTAGCTGAACTAAATGTTCCAGCAGTAGCTGACCACGCACCAGTAAATTGTGTATCTCTGTTGGTAAAATTGTAAGCTTTATAATTTGGGCTTGTTATATTCTGTGTAAAAGATGAATTAAGTTGTGACAAAGATATGCTTGCAGAACCATAATTTAGCGGCAGACCAGTTGATTGATCCATCTTAAAGTAAAATACAGGAGACTTACTTTGTATATAAGTATTTAAAGAATTATCTCTTGAGAATTTAGGCATAGGCATTGCTGCTCCGCCTTGGATAGTTGCTTGTCCATATGACCAGATATTACCAATTTGAGTTGAAGTAACATTAGTTGATGTAGCAATATAGAAATGAGAAACATACATTAATTCTGTATTACTGCCGCCGCCTGCTCCAAAATCAATAACATTAAAAGCTGCCATTGAATGATTTACTGTAACTGTTCCAATTGATGTTCCATCTACCCACATTTGCATTGTGGTTCCAGATTTACGAACTGCTACATAGTGCCAATTTCCATCTGTCTTAGATGTTGATGTATATATATCATGGTTTTGGTTATTTAAAAAAGCATTAACTACAATTTTTCCAGCTGCATCAAAATAAACTGCAATATTTTCAGTTGTTTCATGTGCTGCAAATATATTTGCTGCTTGTGCTGTTGATTTCTTTACCCAGAATCCTAAAGAAAAATCACCATCTAAGAATGGATTAGCAGCATTAGCTCCTAATGAATAAACAGCGTCATTTGTTGAACCTGTTACTCTAAGAGCTCCATGATTTTGAACACCGCTTGTTGTATCATTTCTAGAAGTTCCAGTATAAATAAATGCAATGTCATCGCCAGAACCATAGTTTGTAATAGTTTTAGGTTCATCAAATTTATAAAATTGTTCTAATGTCAATGTAGACATATATGTGTCTAGAAGAGTAAAGTTATCTCGTGCTGATTGGACAGGCATAGGGAATGTTGCAGATGCAGTCATTGCTGATGCTGTGTAGTTTGGATTCCGAACTACTGTAATTGCAGGCATTGGCAATAAGGCAGATGCTGTAAGTGGTGCTGATAATCCTCCAGCATTATATGCTGAGTCATAGTTATTAAATACTTGAGTTGATGTTAATTCTTGTCCATATGCAGCAAATTCATCAACAGCCATTTGTGAAGATACGCCTATTTGTCTTTGGCTTGTTCCTGCAGTATCTAAGGTAAAGCTATTTGGAATATTAGGATTAGTTACTGTCTGGTCTAAAACTCCATCTATATAAAGCTTAACTGCACTTGGTGTAAATGTTACAACTATATGGTGAAAAGTCTCTCTTGCAACATTAGAACTAACCATATCGTATGTTGGATACGATGTTCCGCCATCAAATGTAAATGTATATTTTTCATTGCCAGCCGTTGATAAGTTATGTTGAATACCTAAATATTGATTTCCGTTAACCCACTCAAAAATATAATTCTGTGCTGGTGTAGTTGCAGGACCTTTAGCCCAAAGTTCTATAGAAAATGTTCTATCATCAAATAAATCACCAGAGTTTAAAGCACCAAATCTATAGTACTTGCCACCGTTAAACTTTACGCATGCGCTTCCTGCAACTCCAGTAGGAAATGTTGTTGCAGATCCAGAACCTATTTCTGTTAAGGAATTTGTAAGAGAGCCAGAATTTGTTAGATCTCCATTAAACTTATACCAAAGTTTTGGACTTAATGCTGATACGTTATCGTAATATGCCATAAAAAAAGGACTGCCTTTAGGCAGCCCAGACTCCAATCAAAATTTTGTCTGCTGGGATTGATGAGATACTTCCGCCGTTAATTGTAATAGTAGGAGTAAAGGAGAGGTCGGAAACTACTGGAGAAAATATATCACCAGAAAGAATCTCGACAGTAGTCTTGACTACGCCTGCACAAGCAATCGCTTGGAATGCGCCGACCTCTACCTTTACGTCCATTAGCGTTACCTTACGCTACTGTGATTCGAACAATACCAGTCGAATCCCATGTGATTGTAAAGTTACCATTTGTTGAAGACTGATCTGAACCAAAGTCCACATAGCCAATCAATGCGCTTGTTGAAGAAGTACCTGTTGAATCATAGATAACTGCATAACGTGCTGTGATTGTTGAAGATGCCCAAGTGGTATCCGCAGCATCAAGAACGATTACGTTGTTAGCTGAATCATAGGTTGCTGTCTTTGAAGCAAGTGTTGATCCACCAGCAGTATACCCAGTACCTGAAACTTCGTATGTAGATACGTCGTTAAAGTAGTCATGAGCATCCTGGTCAGGTGTATAAGATGATGAAAGTAGAGCAACCTTGATTGTATCAGAGTCGAAATCTACTTCCTTGTTAAGTGCCTTAAGGAGGAAGTTACCGTATAGTTTTGATGGCATTATCTATCTCCTTACGCTGACGCTGTCTTCTCAAGTACTGCAAAGCCTTCAGCTCTTGCAATATCAAATGCACGACGTGCACGAACCTTGAGTAGAACGCCATCTGTATCAAATTTAGCATCTTTAGAAACCATTGACTCAATACCAGCACGAACACCGTTGATCATAAGATCAGTGTTACCTACGATAAGAAGTGCGTTTCCTGATGGTGTAGCAGAAGCTGCTGCGCCTGTCATTGCACCTGTTGAGACAGTTAGTGGATATCCAAACAATGTGCCTGTTGTAGTTCCTAGTGGATCTGTAAGGATTGGGCGGTTGTTGTTATCAACTAGTCCACGAAGAGTTGCTAGAAGCTGTGGGTGAGCGATAAATGCTGTCTTTGATGGATCAAAGTATGCAGAATCTTCAATCTTTGATAGGATCTGATTTAGATCATCAAATGTGATTGCTCCAGCTGACTGAATGCGGTTTGAAGCTGAGTTATATTGTGATACTGCACGGTACACAGATGTGTATGGTGCTGCGTCTGTTCCTGCTGCTGCAGCTGTTACGCCTAAGCATGCGTTGTCATACTTCTTTGCCCAGTTAGTTGCCCACTGAGTCTTGTATGTGTTCAGAACGTCAACGAATGAGTCATTCATATCTTCTTCTGAGATGTGCATAATCTTTGCCCATTTACGAGCTGTTAGGGTGATGTCGTCGATTGTTACATCTGCTTCACCAATTGTTGCGCCTTCTGCGTATACGTTTGGAGCATCGCCAACAAAGCGTGGAACACGCTTTACTGATGTTGCCATAGGCTCACGACGTGCAAGCTTTTCAACTGCAGAATTCTGCAATGAAGCTTGTACAACTGCTGAGCTATGCTCTTCAACGATATAACCATTGGCGACTGTTAATTCTGTTCTTGCCATAGTAGTTTTATCCTTTTCTTATTAGTTAGATTTTGTTTGCTTGAGAGTAATATATTCGTCCGAATAGTATTAGATTCGCAAGCCTAAACGTCCATCTAGCTTGCATACTCCAATTATACAGTATATTAATCACCAAGTACATATTTTGCTTGTAATTCTGTAGCAGATACAGGCGTATCAACATGTGAAGATACTCCAGAATCTGCCCTACCACCAACGATTTTCTTTGGATCAAATAACTCTGGGAAATCATTTCTGAGATCGCTCAGTTGTATATCCAGGCCATTGATTTCAAAATCGTCAGTTAATTCTATTTCTGATGTTTTGATGTATTTAAGAAGTTTGTCAGCATTTGGAACTCCATTTTCAAGTAGAGATCTAATTATCTTGTCATTCTTCAATTTAGTCTGGTTAAGGTTAAGCTTTTCTCTGGTAATAGCAATCTCTTGCTCCACCGCTTCCTTTTCCATTCTAAAACGTTTTGCATCATTCTTTGCTCGTTCTAATGCAGCTAATACTGCTGTTGGATCTTTGATCTCTGTAAAAGTACCTTCTACGAGTTCTGTGTTTTCCATTTTATCTCCTAATCGTCCAATTAAGGATTATTCTTCCCAGGAACCTGTTTCCTGGCCAAGAGCGTTTGCTCTTTCTGCTGCTTGATTCTTCATTGCGTAATTGTATGAGTTTACAACCTCAGATGTTGGAACAGGTGGTGCTCCAAGCTGTGCTTGTGATTCTTCAACAATTGCTTCTGCAATCTCTGGGTCATATCCAGCCTCAAGAAGAATCTGATAGAGTCCAACTCCAACAGACTTCTTACGAACTGCTATATCCCAATTATCTAATGAGTCAATTGACTCTGCGTTCTCCCATTTGATTTCAACATCATTAGGAAGTCCTTCTACCTTAAACATAAACTTAAACAAGTCTCTCCAAGTTGATCCAAATGCCATTTGGCGATTTGTAACCTTCTTGAATAGTGGAGCTTCAGCTACACGAAGTGCTTGACCTGATGGAAGTGATGCTCCTCTCATAAAGTAATGTGTTGGTGTATTTGTAATAGATGCCATTGCATTTACATACTCAATAACTGGTGCTGTAAATACTGTTGGGTCTGCTGCTGGGAACTGTCCAACTGAAGATACACCTTGTAGGTACCAAAGTTCTCCTGGACCATTTCCTAATGCTGCTAGATTCTCTCTTGCTGTATCGTCATCAGAGAAATCATCAAATTCATTTGAGTTTCCTCCAGTTGCTAACGCATAGCGTTGTGGAGCACCTTGATAATCAACAGTCAGCATGTGAGTTGATATCAGCTTGTTGATAGCATCTTGTGGACCAAATGCATCTGCATGCTCTGGACGACCAAATGGCTTATGTGTGCGGAAGTGGAAAACAGGACATTCTCCCCATGGATTAGGAATAACTTCCAATGGAGTTACATTGAGTTGGTGTGAAACTAAATCAATATCTCCATTTCCTACGTACTTCTCAATACGATCTGGATAATACATGTTTAGATAAAGGAACTTCTGGTTATCCTGTACTACCTGCCATAGTTTAGCTGCGAATTCCTTTTTGCGAGGGTTCTCTTGGCTATAAACAACGCATGTTGTCATTGGTGAATTGTAATCAATTGCCATCTGTCCGTCTTCATCTGGCCAAACAATAGCGTATGAATCACCATAAATTAATGCATTGCGGTGAATTTCATTAATATCTAGTTCGATATCTGACTGTTCCCACATTGTGTCAATAAAATCTGCTGCTTCTTGGCTTGCTGTCAAAATATTGTTGATTTCTAGACGGTTAAGTACAGAATCTACAACAGTTTTTGAAAAGTTGAATCTGAAATCGCTGCCCTCATAGCGAAACATCTTAAACCATCGTTGGTTTGCAAATACTTCTCCGTTAACACCTTCATAGTAGGCTTCAGCTTGCTTGTAACCTTCTCTTTTGGTGATGATTTGTTCAAGGGCTATTCTAATATCTTTCATTTTATCTCCTTAAGTAATTTAATTGTCGTGCAACTAGCTTTGGTGCCTTATTATCTAAGAAGTATAGTACACCAGAGACAACAGCATCGAGTACGTCGTCATGTGAAACCTTTGGAAAGGAATACATTTGTTCTTCTAATACAGGGAAGTGAGATGTATGTCTAACTAATCCCTGTTGATAGAAGTTTAAAGCTTTACCAGCACGAATTTGTTTAGATACAGACTGCTTAATTGATCTATATCGTACTGGAATATCCTTAAACACATCCTGCCATAAGTCTCCGCCTTGGTTTGTTTCAACATAGATGACACCTGGGTCATAAATGTCTACAAGACTTGCAACTCGTTCTGCCAATTCAGATGGAGATACTTTCAGCTGAAAAGCATCTCTTACATAAATATGGTCATCTTCTCCTCTGCTCAATACAGCTATACCTGTATAGTCAGAAACCTTATTCTTTGTTACCGCTGGGTCAATTGA